TGGCCCGACACCACGGAGGAATTCTGTGGGGTCACTTTGCGTTTTCATGGGGTTTCTCTCCAAAACCCATGGCTTTGACCAACGCCGAAATCGGCCTCGCTTTAGGCGTAACCGCGCAGCGTATTTCAGCGCTTCGAAAGGACGGTATGCCGACTGACTCCATCGACGCGGCCAAGGCGTGGCGAGAAGCCCGGGCTGGCGTGCAACGTGCACGGGCACCGCAACCCGCACCGGCTCAGCTCGATGATGGTACGCTGGCCGACACCATCCAACAGCACCGTGCCCTGGTCGGTCGGGCTCGCGGCGTCTGGCAGGCGGCGATGGAACAGGGTGATCCGAACGGACCCAAATATCAGACGAGTTATAATCAGTCGCTGAAGACGCTCGTCGCTCTCGAAGAGGAACAGGAACGCCGACTCATCCTGGCTAAGGACTACATCTCGTCGAAGGAAGCAGCCGAAGCCATGCGTGAACTTGCGTCGGGCGTGGTGAACCGTCTCGACAAACTTGCGCTCGACGTGGCTGAAGGGTGCAACCCCGAGAACCCCGCCAAGGCCGTCAAGGTACTCGACGCTTGGGTCCGCCGCGTGAAGGCTGAACTCTCCGCCGTCGATGAACAAGAGTGAATTGCTCCGCATCGGTCGTGACGTGCTGAAGCCTTCGGACTCGGGCGACATCGTCGACTGGCTGGAGGACAACGTGCACGCCATCCCTGACTCACCGATGCCCGGGCCGTTCCGATCGGAGCGCACGCCGTGGATTTCGGAGGCGCTGCGCATTGCAGCCGATCCCGAGACCAAACTCCTGACCATCCTCGCCAGCATCCAGTCGGGCAAATCTCTGTTCGCTCGCCTGTTCACTTGCCATATCATCGCCAACGCTCCGGGCCCGACGATGGTGCTCCAGGCTACGGACCCCGAGGCCAAGGACTTCGCTCTGCGTTACCTTCGCCCGGTGTGGGCCAACTGTCCGCCGGTTAAAGCCCGCATCTCGCTCGACGACATGGACCGTTCCACGACGACGGACTTCGACCGCATGACTCTCTACTGTCGCGGCATCTGGAACGAGGCGAACCTTCAGCGCCTGTCGCTACGCTACACCATCGCCGACGAGTGCTGGATGAGCCCGCCCGGTCACTTGGCCGAACTGAGCGCGCGTGTCACGGCGTTCGGCTGGATGGGCAAACGCATCTTTATGTCTCAGGGTGGAAAGGCGTGTCAGGAGTTTCATCAGCTGCACGAAACGACCGACCAACGCGACTGGAACTTCCGCTGCCCGAAGTGCGACCACCTTCAGCCCTGGGTATGGGAGCAGATCAGGTTTCCCGAGGACGCCAAGGTCAGCGGGTCATGGGACTTGCACAAGGTGAGCGTCGGCACGACCTACGAGTGCGCCTCCTGCCGGGCCTTGCTCCCTGACACCAACGCCACGCGCATCGAAGCCAACGCCCGCGGCACGTTTATCGCCACCGCCGCGTCGGTCAACGCCGGGCACATCGGCCTGCACTGGAACGCCCTTGCAACTATGAGCTGGGGCGAGCTTGGTGTGCTGATGCTCAAGGCCAAGGAGTCGGTCGACCAATACGGCGACGACAACGCACGGATGCAGTTCAAACAGAAGCGGCTGGCGATGCCTTGGTCAGAAGAGGGAGGCGAGATGGTCAGCACCGCCGAGTCGGCGAACTACAAGATGGGCGACGCGTGGGACGCCGAGGCCATGATCTCGCCGAAGGGCCGCGTCATCGAGCAGACGGACGCACCGCAGGGGAGCATCCCGTTCCGCACGATGGGCGTCGACGTTCAGCGTGGTCACTTCTGGGTAGTCGTAAGGCGCTGGGCTAAGACCGGGCATAGTCGGCTCCTAACCTTTGCCCGCATCGAGACATGGGACAACGTCGAAGCGTACGCCAAACAGTACGCGGTCCACGCGGCCATGGTCTTCGTCGACTCCGGGGACAACACCTCCGAGGTCTACCGCGAGTGCGCCAAGCGTAACTGGAAGACGGCCAAAGGGTCGGGCTCTGAAGACTTTGCGGTCACTGATCGGGACGGGAAGACAAGCCGACGCTACTATTCCGAGAAGCAAGCCATCGTCGTGCCTGGCATCCCGCAACGTGCCATCCTCGTCTCGCACTCCAACCTCGCCGGCAAAGACCTTATGCACGGCCTTCGTGCACGTAAGGTCTGGACCTACGCTCTCGACGCCGACCCCGAGTACGTCTCTCAGCTGAACTCCGAAGTACGCATCAAAGACCGCCGCACGGGCAAGGCTCACTGGATACTTCCCCAGGGAAGGAAGGACAACCACGCACTAGACTGCGAAATCCTCGCCCTGTTAGCCGCCGTCCGTTGGGGTATCGCTGGTAGGGAAACTACCGAAACCGACTTGCCTCAGAGCGGAACATGATAACTCTATCTGCAAGGGTGCGTCGTTCGATGTTGCAAGACGGAAGAAGCTTGTGGCGTGGGTCGTTCGGCGCACCCCCATCTTCGTTCCAATTTGAGCATAACTACAATGAGCTCTGGAATCTTTCTCGGACTGACGGAGTGCGAACTCCTCGACATCAAGGCCAAGGCTCTTGCTATGATTATGGAGGGTAAGACCCTCATCAGTTACAGTGACAGCGGTTCGTCCGCCAGTCGCCAGATGGTCATGCCAGCAAAAGAAATGCTCAGCGAGGCCATGTTCGCTCTAAGCCGCCTCGACCCGCAGACCTACGGACGCTCCATCACGACCATCTCGACGTCGTGGGCTACGCGCCGCGATTAATCTATGGCCCCCCGCAAGACCAAAGTCCCCACTGTCAGCCTCCGCAAGCCCGTGCTCAAGGCCGCGGCTGATGCGCCTACGCTCAAGCCACAGGCCGCTGTGATGGATAACGGAATGGGTGGAGGTTTGGGCAACGGTTACTCTGGCTGGCAGAGCACGATGTTCTCGAACGCTCGCCGTGCCATCTTTGGCCGTGCACCGGGCGACCTACGTCAAGACCTGACGCCGTGGAACCGCATGGCGATGATGCGCAAGTGCCGATGGGCCGAGCGCAACAGCGGACTCTTCAAACAGATTCTGGCCGACATGGTGCTCTACGGAGTGGGCGACGGCATCAAGCCGCAGTCCCACGCAAGCACCCCTGATATGCAGGAGACCTACGAAGCCTACTTCGCCGAGAAGGCTAAGCGCATCGACATCACGAACCGCTTCTCATTCTATCAGGCCCAGGCTATCCTCCTCCGCGGTATGATCCGTGACGGTGACTCGTTCGCCGCCAAGGTACGCAACGGCGCCGGCGAAGCCAAGATTCAGCTGATGGAAAGTCACCGCGTAGGAAACCCGCTCGACGAGAATGTGGTTATCCCTGGTTCCCACGACGGCATCGTTTTTGGACCCTATGGTGAATATGTAGCGGTGAATGTCTACAAGTCGGACGGCGGCAACCGCCAGATTCTGGCTCAGTCCATGATGCACGTCGTCGACCACGAGTACGCATCCGGGGCCCGTGGCATTCCGCTGCTCCAGCACTCTATCAATTCCATCCAAGACGAGATGGAAATCCTCGCCCTCGAGAAGCAGGGCGTAAAGGACAACGCTGACGTCACCCGCGTGATCACGAAGCAGGGCGGCATCCTAGACCAGGATACGGCCAACGAGCTCGGGGCCCTGAACACCTCCTCTTATTCCTCCATCGCCAACACGATGGGCGGAAAACTTCTGGTGCTTGACCAAGGCGAGGCCCTGACCTCCCACATGAGCAACCGCCCGAACCCGACCTTTACGGGTTTCCTTCAGGCGCTTGAACGCGACATCTCGCAGGGCGTACTACCTTACGAGTTCGTCGGCGACTCCTCCAAGCTCGGCGGCGCAACGGTCCGTCTTATTACGGCCAAGGCTGGTCGCGTCTTCTCGAAGTATCAGACCATCATCATCGAGCAGTTCTGCGTCCCGACGTGGGGCTACATCATCGGGCAGGGCATCGCTGACGGCGAGATTCCTGATGACCCGCAGTGGGCCTCCGTCTCTTGGACGACACCAAAGAGCGTGACGGTCGATGCTGGCCGCGAAGCCGCCAACGATCGTGCCGACGTTGAGATGGGCCTCCTCTCCATGTCTGAGCTCTACGCCCAACGCGGCCTAGACTTCCGCACCGAGATGCAGAAACGGGCCTCTGACATGGTCTATATCCAAGACCTTTCAAAGACCTACGGTATTCCCTTCGAGCTGCTCTTCCGTCCATCCAATACGCCAGTCGGAACGGTTGACCAAGTCGACCAATCCGCCCCGGCTCCTGATGCCAACCTTTCCGAATAACTCTATGCGCTTCCTCACCAATGGCCTCTCGGGCCGCGAGCCCCTCCTCATCGACCCGACTAAGGCTAAGGATCACGCTGTCCTCGCCGAGAAGTTTGGCTTCACCGATATGCTTGCGCAGCTCTTCGGCACTGCCCCGCAGCCCTACGTCGTCGACGGCATCGGCGTCATCCCGATCGTGGGCGTCATCGGCAAGGGCCTCTCCCCGATGGAAAAGATGATGGGCGCGGTCGACGTTAACGACATCTCCAACGCGGTCGACGCGTTCGCCTCTGCTCCCGAGGTCACCAGCATCGCCCTGCAAATCTCCTCCCCGGGTGGCACGGTAACCGGCGTCGAGGAACTCGCCAACAAGGTCCGCAACCTCAAGAAGCCTACCATGGCCTACACGGACTCCGAGATGGCATCAGCCGCCTATTGGATTGGTTCGGCTGCTGACCGCGTCGTCGCCTCGCCCTCAGCGACCGTCGGCTCGATTGGCGTATACCTCGCCATCCCAGACTATTCCAAGGCCGCCGAGATGGCTGGTATCAAGATGGTCGTCCTAAAAAGCGGAAAGTTTAAGGGGGCTGGAATCGAAGGTACGTCTCTTAACGCCGACCAGATCAGCAACCTTCAGGCCTCGGTCGACGAAATCCACGTCGAGTTTAAGGCCGCCGTGAATATGAAGCGCAAGATGGTGCAGGCCGACTCCATGGAAGGCCAGACCTTCTCCGGTAAGCAGGCCTCCCAGAACGGCCTCGTCGCCGCGCTTTCTGACTCTTTCACCGAAGCCCTGGTTAAGTTTGCTGGCTCGACCTCCGTAGTTCCGACCGCCGTGCACGCCTTCGCCAAGGGTGGCAAGGCCATCAGCCTTCTTAAGCCTAAGGCCTCCGACATCGAAGAAGAAGTGCTCGCACTCCTCTCCCCGCGTCAGCGTGAGATGATTGATGGCTATATGGACGTAGAAGAGACCTTCGGTATGTTTGAGCAAGGCTCAGGTCCTGAAGGCGCTCACTACGTCGCCGCATCGCCCTTCGGCGCTCAAGGCTTACTCTGCCAGAACTGTGTTTTCTACCGAGGCCCTCGCGGCTGTGGCCTTGTCGCTGGCGACATCGACCCGAACGGAATCTGCAAGCTCTGGGTCATCCCTGGGTCGCTCGTCAAAGAGTAAGCACGCTGAAGCCAAGGTCGAGCAACTTGACAAAGCCTCGGCTGTTTCCAACTCCCGCAAACTCAAGATGACCATCGAAGAACAATTGCTCGAAGCCTCGGCTGCCCTCTCGGGCCTCACCGCCGAACGCGATGACCTCCGTGCCACCGTCGAGAAGCTCACCGTCGGCGCCGCCGCGGAACTCGAAAGCCTGAAGGTCGAAGCCTCCGTCAAGGACGCCTCCATCGCCAGCCTCACCGAAGTCGTCAAGACCATCGAAGCCGAAGCCGCCGCCCTCAAGGTCGCCGCTCTCGAAGCTGAAGCCACTAAGGTCAGCGCCTCCAAAGAGGCCGCTAAGATTGCCGCGTCTGTCGGCGTCACCCCGGTTGCCCTTCCCCAGGGCGACGGTGCTCCTGCCGAGGCCGTCAATCACTACGTCGCTTTCATGGCCCTGCCTGTCGGGTCCAAGGAACGCAACGCCTACTTTGAGGCCCATCGCTCCGCGATCATCAAGGCCTCTATCTAATTTCCCTCAACCCTACCCAATCCTAACTATATAATAAAATGGCCAACTCGATTACCGCCGCGCCTAGTGTGCTGGCAGCTGGTGTGCTTAGTGCTCTCCAGAACAAATTGCCCGTACTTTCGGGTATCTCGTCAGTCTTCTCGGCTCGTCCCGGCTCGTCCGGCATGAGCATCACCGTGCCCCTCATCGGCACGTCCACCGCGTCTACGTTCTCGACTGGTGGCTACCTCACTGGCGATGATGCAACTGTCACCCAGACCGCCGTCACCCTGGCTCACTACAAGATTTCCAGTCGATTCACCCCTTCGAACCTGAAGGACTACGGCGCTGACTTCTTCGTGAACAACTTCGTCCAGACCGCCTCCATCGGTCTCGCCCAGAAGGTCATGGATGTCATCAACGCTCAGATCACCAACGCTAACTACAGCGTGTCGACTGTCTCTGGTGCCGACCTCTCCTACCTCGAACTCGTCGCCGTCCAGAAGACCCTCGACGACGCCAAGGCCCCGAGCCCTCGCTTCGCCGTCCTCAACAGCACCTACATCGCTGGCCTCCGCTCTGACACGACCATCGTTGGCAACAACGTCCTCGGCGCTCAGATCATCCGTGATGGCGACCTCGGCATCATCGCCGGTGCCCGCGTCTACCAGTTTGCCAACCTCGCTACCAACTCCGAAAACTTGGCAGGATTTGTGGCAGGCCCAGACGCAATCGCGTTTGCCTCGGCCCTCCCAGATTCCGAAGGCATCCCCGGCTTCGATGTCTCGAACGCTACGGACGCCAACACGGGCCTCGGTGTTCAGGTGCTCGTTGGCATGGAGCAGTCAGGCTTCATGAACGTCACCGCCACGCTGCTCTTCGGTTGCGCTGTCGGTCGCGCTACCTCCCTCGTCCGCCTCAAGACCGCTTAATAGCGGCCAAGGCTACGAACTTAAGGGGCTCAGTAATGGGCCCCTTTTTTGTGCCTAGTTCCCAAACGGGGCATTGATAGGATGAGCCTCTACGCTGACTTTCTCGCTGACGCAAAAGAGATGATCGCGGACTTCGGCGTGGCCGGAACCGCCAACTCTGGGGCCATTACCTTCCAGTGCCTCATCTCTGACCCCGCCGTCATGACCGTCCTCGAAGCAGGGGGGTATTGTGAGCGGACCCAGTACTCGGTCAGGATGCCAGCCGTAACGGCCTCCTGGACCCTCCCAGATGGGTCTACGGGGTCATCGGCGGCCCTACTGTCGGCAGGTGTCCCCATCGCCAGCTTAGGCCAGGGCAAGAAAATCGTCACTGGCGGGAAGACCGTCCGCATCACGACCCAGACCTACAAGCCCGGTTCGGCATGGATCACGCTCGTCGTCATCGACGACAACCAGTAAAGCCGTGGTGACGGTTAACATCCCGCCTAAGTCGCTGTCCGAGTTCAACGCGCAGCTGACAAGGGTAGCCAAGGAAATTGGCATGGATGCTCAGAGCATGGTGGCAAAACAGGCCATGCTTATCTGCGCCGACATGGCGACCTTTACGCCAGGGATGCCCAAGGGTGGGGGCCAAGGTTTGTCAAAGGATGCCAAGGCTGCCGGAGAAGGCGCCGTAGCCGGGGACATCCGTAAAATCTTTATCGCAGTAGGCGACCGTAACATCAGCAGCCAGAAGGCAATCGTCTTCCAGAACCTAGCTCACGCCACCCAGACCAACAATCGCCCGCTTTTTGATAAGATTATTAAAAGGTCCCGCATCGAGACTCTCCGCTTCTCGCCAATCATGACTAAAATCTTGAACGACCAGAACTATGACAGGGCGTTCTTGAAGGCCAAGAACTACCTTGCACGCGTCCCGCTTAAAACAAATGAGTACGGCTTTGAATACGCAAAAGACCTGCGCTCACATCACAACCGCGTCAAAGCAAAGTTCGGCGGACGTATCGGCAGGGACCAGCATATTGGCGAACCGCGTCTCTTGGTTGAGTCGAAACAAGAGCTTGATGCCTATATCAAGGAACGTCAGGCCGCCGTCGGTCGGACGAAGGCTGGCTGGCTTCGTGCGCTGAACATGATCCCAAAGCCGATGCGTGCCAATGTCGCCAGCGGTAACTTCGGTGCCAAGCTGCGGAATGCCGGATGGATTGCCCGTCACGGCGGGTCGGGTCAGGCCACGGCCACCTATACCGACAAAAATGCACAGGTAACCATTCAGAACTTTATCGGTAATATCAACGCCATCGCGGTAAAGGCTGACACTATGGCCTTAGCCCTAGGCAACCGCGTCAAGCAGATGGAGGCCGACCTGAATCAACACATCGCCCGCACCAAGCGGAAGATGGGCCTCTGATCACTTGTCCCCGCGCACTCGGACAAACACCGGGTGACGCAGGGAACCTTGTGGGGTCTTCATCTGGAAGTCTACCTCGGCGGTCTGGCCGATAAGCTGAGAGCGATCGGCGAGCAAGGTAGAGCGAGTGGCGTTGTCCATGCCCGTTCCGACGCTGACTAGGCGACGCCCGCAGCGCACGACGATATGGCCTGCCATCCCAGCGCACTTGCCCGTGCCTTCGACCACGTCCACAATCTCGGCGTCAGTAGTGTCGACGTCCTTGACCTTAAGCCAAGCCCTGGAGCGGATGCCGTAAGAGTAGCCGGCGGTCGTGTCCTTCACCATGGCACCCTCAAAGCCCTCGGAGGTAAAGCGGACAAAGGCTTCCTCTGGGGTGCAGGAGACGCTCGGGATGAGCAGGAGGGAGGTAGGGTAGGACTGGGCAAACAAAGCCTCCAGAGAAGCACGGCGGGTGCTGTAATCGCCATACACGGAGGGAAGGTCGAACAGCCAGACTCGGGCATCGTTGGCAGAGCGGTCAGAGCGAAGGGCGCCGACCGAAGTAAAGAACGACTTACCGGATACGGCCTCGCCATCGAGAGACCAGACGCCAGCCTTGCCAGTCAGGAGGTCGAGTACCTCGTCGGCCAGATGGTCGAGGGAGGGCATAGGGTTGCCGTTGCGGGTCTCAAAGCGGACGTTGCGGGTGGACAGGTCCGCAGTGATCAGGACGCGTAGGCCGTCGACCTTGGGCTCGCAGACATAGGACGCGGGCGCCTCGCCGGCATACAGGCGGGCCAGCATGGCTCCGTGTCGGGCCTTGGGCGTGCGGGTCTTAGGCTGACGCGGAACCATATCCTCGAATATGGCGAAGAAGGCGGCTAAGACTGGGTCCTGTGGGCAGAGCATTAGTGGAACGACCCGAGTAAGCCACCCCCTGCCCCGTCAGTCAAGCCCCTTTCCCTACCAAAGACGGCAATGGTACAATGGGAACGAAAAGTATCAGGCACATCGTGGAATCCACCGTCGCAACTTACCTCTCGACCCAGACTGGGCTGACCACCGTCACGTTCCTGACCGGGGACAACAACGCCACGCAGACCCTGCCCAAGGCCGTGGTACTCTGCGAAGCCGCCCGGGCACCGTCCGACCTACCGGAGGGCGAAGGCAACTTCAGCTGCTCGGTTCGCATCACGCTCTTCTCTAACGCCGACGACACGACCCTTGCCGATCACCGCCTTCGTTGTGCCGCTTTGTCCGGCAATATGCGTGACCTGACCTCCATCAAGGCGGCCTTCACGGCCACCGGCGACGCGACCTGCTATGACGTGACCATGCAGTCCGAAGACGAGGGTATCGATGAGCGCTCCTGGGCGACTGCGTTCAGCTTCGACATCTTGACCGTCTTCCCCGCGTAAGGTTACCAAACCGAGCATATTCAAATGGCCGCCATCTCTAACGGAACTACCTGTATCTACGGAATTGCCAACGGTACGTTCGGCAACCTTTTCGTCCAGTCCTACAGCCTCTCGTCCTCCTTCAACGCTGAAGCAACAGTGGTCGATGAGACGGGCCTGACCAAGACTCACCGCCTCGACGATCGCAAATCGGAGTTGACCGTGGAAGGCATTGCAAAAACCGCAACTATCCCGGTCCTCGGCGCAACCCTTAGTTTTACGCTTAACACTGCTTCGGCTTACCCATCAGGCTCGGCTTCGGTTTCGTTCACGGGCACGATTACCAAGATTGACGACAAGGGCCAGAACAAAGGTTTTACCTCAGTCTCTATCACGGCTATCGATTACGAAGGCATCACACCTGCCTAATTGACTTAGCCCCAAGTGGGCTACACTAGGCGGCATGGACAAACGGTTCCTTGACGCCTTTATCGACCCAGCACCTTTTAAGCTGTTGGGTCGTTCCCTTTATCCTTGGTGTCTTAAGTACCGGGTGCGCCTAATGGCCTTCGACTCGCCGCTGGTGACCGGCTCTCGCGGCATCACTCCTGCCGACCTTATATTTGCCTGCCAAGTATGCGCTGAGGAACCCCTGGGCGACATAGGCTGGCGCGATCAGATGAGGATGCTGAATCTATCCCGCCGCCCTGCAAAGTTTGAGCAACTGCTCAAAGCCTTTTCAGGCTATATTCTTGTGCATGACTGGCCAAAGTTTTGGCAGCAAACTAAGAAGACCAGCGGTGGGAGCAAGGGCGTGCCTTGGCCGTTGAGTATCGTCGCAAACCTTATCACTAACGGCATTGAAGAAAAGCGCGCATGGGAGATGCCGGAGTGCCAGGCCATCTGGCTTAACTCCGCCCTGGCTATCTCCAAGGGTGCAGACGTGGCGATCATGTCGCCCGAAGAGGAAGCCTTCATGGCCGAAGAAGAAGCCAAGGATGCCGCAGCGCCCGCTTCCAATCCTGCAAAGGTAACCCCTTAAGCAATGTCCCAAGATTTGACAGTCAATGTAAAGACGACCTCGGATGTCCCCGAGGCGATGGAGCGTGCAAAAAACGCTGTAAAAAGTTTTAATGCACAAATCGAAGGTATTGGCAATAAGTTTGGCAACTCGTTTCAATCTATTTTCCTATCATACCTTGGACCAATGGCGCTTGTTGGCGCTGTTATTGCGTTTATTGGTAATAAGATTGCAGAAAATCAGAAGAATCAAGATGATGCTAATCAAGCCGCTATTGATGGCACTAATGAATTAATGTCCGCTGAGGATAGATATTGGGCTAATAAACGAAATAATGAGGCTCAAGCCAAGAAAGACCCTGAACAAGCAAAACTTAAGCGCGAACAAACAACCAGAGAATTTTTGCAAGAAGACCCAAGAGGAAAACAAATAACTATTGAAGCAGGTGAACGAGCCGGTTATTTTGGTCGTAGCATTCTTTTTGGTGCAAAGGATCCAGCTAAAGACTTAATCGCTCAGAAACAAGTTCAAGACCTCATCGATCAGGACATGAAGAATAACCCTGAAGCTGGCGTAAATGCCGCCGATACAATAAAGGCTCAAACGGCCGCCCAAAAGGCAAACGACGATGCAGACAAAGCCAAAGGCACAAGCTTTAAAGGCCCCGAAGGTTTCTCGAATGTCGTCGGCGTTGGCGCTAACCCGGTCATGGAAGCCATGACCTTGCAGCTTGAAGAATCTCGCAAGCAGACCGCCCTGCTTGAAGCGATTGCCCGTACTGATTTGGGTCTTGGCGTCCCGGTCGATTACACGAAATCGACTGACTCTAGTCCTTCTCGCTCCTCTATGCTTAGAGGCAAATAATTTACCAACTGATCATAACTAACTCATGGCTATTGTAATTAACGGCAACGATTTAACCACCGCCCTGCTACAACCAGGCTGGACAGTAACGGCTGACGGCTTCGGCCTAAACACGTCTACGACCGTCTTTAAAATAGACACTACCTTCGAAATCGATACTTTCGTTACTAAAGGCAACCCCCACCCGGATACAGCTTACTCATACCTTAAACTCGACAAGTGGAAAGTCAGTTGGGACTCATTAAACATTGGAACGCTTACTGTTGACTATGTCGGCATTGATACGGCTTTTAATAGTGGCAATCGAACTAAGCCAAACACCTCCTCGGCTAACGGCCTGACGACTGAAAACATTTCCGCTCACCCAAACTTCTTTACGGCAGCAGGTGGCTTTACGACCGGACCCATTGCCGGCACAAGTTACACTCAGTCCGACCTCGGGCCCTTAGTGGAGATTAAAAATCCAGCCGACTACGTCACTCAAATTGTTAATCTCAATACGGTTATCATCTCCAAGAAACAGTCCTATGTCGGAAACAATGGCGCTTGCTTTGAGAGCTCAACAGGTGGACGTTTCATTGGCTTTGTGAACCCGGCCTATCCTAATTTTTACGGCAAGAACAATTACCTAAGTAGGACTACAAGCTACTCGGGAGTTATGTATACAAAACTTTTAGGAGATGTTCAAGCTCTTCTTGCGCTGCTTAATAGTGCAACATCCACAAACTCTTGGGGCATATATCAATTACTTCCTGCGTGGGCTCCTGTTGGTGTTGGCAGCGGAGGAGGGAATATGAACCTTTTATCGCAAGCAAACGTCGAAGAGTTTGGATCACTATATAAAGTAATGTACGAAATCCGCTATTCGGCCGTTGGCTGGCACTCTTCAGTTTACGCTAACATCTAAGTCATGACCATCCAACCCGGTAACGGTTATACGTTCGCATCGTCCAGCCAGGGCACGTCGCTTAACATCGACACGCCATGGACTCCGCCCATCGGCGACGCGCTAGTCTTTGCTCCACAGTTAGCTTTAAACTTTTCTTCTTTGCCTGAGCAGTTGGTAACCGCCGTAGGTACCGGGGCTCGCCCATCTCCGTTTGAATGTCAAATTATCAGCATCAACGGACTGCGTTACCTGCAGATCGCTGTCGGGGCCATCAACTACACGTCGAGCCTGATGCCGGAAATATATCAAGGAAATGACACCCGAATCATGCAGGCTTACGCAAACAAGGTACAAATCTGTCCCAGTGGTATGCGTACCTATGGCGACCCATACCCAATTTACCCTGATGGTGACCCGACCTATTCTTTGACTTGGTGGATGGAAGACGGTGGAGGTTATCTGTTAAGTGACACTTCAAACCCAATAGGGCTAGTCGCATTTAAATGGGATGTGGCTGTAGGAGTTTCACCGTTCTCTTCATCCTCAGTTGTCAACACTGGCCTCCCGACTCTGGCGCTGATTGCCAGCACGAACACCACCGATTATAATAAGATAGCCGTCGACCCAGGTCCCTCGACTTACGTTCAAACAATGAACGTACAGAAAATGAGTGGGTACGATGCCGCGTCAACGGGTTTAGACAACGACTGGGGCTACGGTCACACCTCCTGGCTAAACCCTAGGAAGTTAGGTTATAATTACAAGGCCATCGCTACAATCACCCCTTCGTCCAACACGTTTGCTATGTCAGGAAGCATTGAGCGCGTTGGCATACCGCTCATTCAAAACCAAATTCAGCACATTAGTCTTATCGGTGAAGCATCAGGCGGTGCTGCTTACATCAGTTGCGCAGGGCATACTTCGGTTATACCCTTCCCGGTCACGACATTCTGGAGCGCAAGCGTACCTGTTTACTCTGACGAGCTGACGATGGCAGCGTGCCTTAGTTCTATACCTGCAATTACACTTACAATTGATGACGTCCCTACCGTGGTTTCGCTTGCGGGTAACGTTGAAGTCAGCCGTACAACGGAGGGCTCATATTACGTCACTTTCTGCAATGAATTAGCAGGTCTCAATCTGCCTCAACTTACTTTCAATACGGCTAGCGTTACTCATTATAATTACAAGTTCACCATTACGCAGTACCATACAGGTAGCATTGACCTAATTACGCCAACGCAGACCGGCATGGTTCAGCTGCGCAACGTCATAGGAGAGGACGAAGCCGAAGATCCATATAACGTCAACAAGACGGCCAGCTGGGACCAGATTGCAAACAAGGCGCAATGCGTAGCCTGTACGGACTTCTCGGGTGATGTTATAACAGGCGGTATGTTTAATGGTACCGGAGCCACGGCTTACCCAGTGCTTTACGATGGAGGGGAAATTACCTCCGAGCCAGGTACACCACCTTTCACGGTCTATCAGGGCTCCGCGTCCGGCAAGTGGCTCGTTCAACCCGGCACGCTCAACGACTACGTTCCCGACAATATGGAGTCAGAGATTACGGCCTCAAGCGGCATGATTTACCTTAAGATATCCAACACGGATGGAACCTTACCGGGCGATACGCTTACCATTGAGACGGCGGCGTCGACGCCAACAGACTCAGACACGTTCGGTTACATAACTCTGGCCGAGATTACGTCGGCTACCACGGCCAATCAGTTCGTCTCGGGATCACTCTGGTCGGAACGTCACAAGTTCACGGAGCCAGATACGGCTATGTATTACTTCTACCGCGTTTAAAACATGGCTACTGAAGTTATACCATTTCGTTTATCTTCGTGGGGTGATATGCAAGGCGACATTATTTCAGATTATGAAAAGTGGGAGTTGGATGTAAACGCAAGGGACACTAGACTTTACGGTGGCATTAATAATAATGCGTCATCAGTTGCTAATATTCATTTTGGTTTTGAATATGATTATCACTTTGTAGATTATTCTAGTTATTGGAAACAATCAATTGCAACTTCAGTATCTGAAGCTTGTAACGGTCACGAATGGTATGACGGGCAAATACTTAAATTTTATTATTTTGAAGTTACGCAAACAAAAGCGGGGAGAGATGCTGGCGACCCACCTGTATATACAAAAAAAGATTACACTCATACATTTAGCACAAGCAGTTTCGTTGGTCATAATACAACTTATGGAACATATTATCCCGGGTCACCAAAACCCTACCCTACTTCTGGTTACTATACCCTCGAAAGAGTTAAGTCTTTAGATAATGAAAACATATGGACTGGGGTAGGGTCTAACTACTTTGTAAGTTATAAAATATATATCCGAGCCGAACAGGCCGACGAAGATCACCCCGATGGAACTCTCAATTACCTTGATGTAATAGTTGAGAACCTTCCACCTAACGGCTTCTTTCAGCCCCCCGGCGGCTAACCCGCCCATACCCCCTTCCAACTTCCGCAACGATAAGACCCGATGAGCTGCAACACCGTCACCTTTAAGCGCGGCACGAACTTCGGTTCCTCGACCGTCTTTACCCCGGAGGCCGCTCCGGCCATCCAGACCCTGTCCGGCGTGACCGTTACCTCGACCATCGTCGACGCGGATCGCAACGAGTACGACCTGACCGTGGTCGTAGCCGGAGACTTCCTATCGTTCACCGCGGACTACTCGGGCTCGACCGCTGACTGGGCCATCGGCACGGCCCGCTGGGACATCAAGTTCGCGCAGGGCACGACCATCTTCTACTCGGACACCATGCGCCTAGACATCATCGGCCAGGTCACCGTCTAATCTCATGGCCCTTACGATTACTATCCCCGGAGCAGTATCGACTACCACCGGGTCAACCGCCCCTGCCGTCCTCACCGTCGGCGTGGGTTCCCCAGGCGCTACAGGTGCCACAGGTGCCACGGGTGCAGCTGGCCCTGGCGTCGCGGCTGGCGGGACTACGGGTCAGGTGCTGGCTAAGATTGACGGCACCAATTACAATACCGAGTGGGTCAACGTCGAAGGCGACTATCTTCCGCTGGCTGGCGGTGCGATGAATACCGGCGCCGAAGTTACCATTTCCGACGGTTATGGTCACGATAGCGCGCTGGATGGATGGGGCTTAGGCATTGAGTTATCCAGCGATCACGCGCAAGGAACGACAGTCGAGTATAATGGCCTGAATGTTTATAATGGAACGGATACAATCAATGTTACACCGACTGCCATTAATTTAACAAATAGTGATACGACAAAGCATACAAATATCACGACATCATACATCAATATAACTGACGATAATAACAGTTATAATGTTCAACTTGCTGATGGTACTATCATTTTAACTAATGGTGGTACTGATACCGTTCTTAGTATTAATTCAAATACGGGTATAACTTTTGAAGATAATACGGTTCAGAATACCGCCTTCGTTGGCTTCAATAACGCGGCTCTAACTGGCATCCCGACAGCCCCATCGGCTAGCCTCGGTGACGACTCAACGCAAATCGCTACGACGGCTTTTGTTCAAGACGCGATCATCGGTGGTTCAGCCCACGCAGAAACCTTAGTCGCAAACGTCCGTAATAACACCGGCTCATCGCTTCCCGCTTTCACGGTGGTTTATATCACTGGGGCCGTCGGTAACAAAGCCGCGGTAGCCAAGGCCCAGGCTAACTCGGAAGCCACGTCCTCGGGAACCTTTGCGGTAACGGAGACGGCTATTGCTAACAACGCTAACGGTAACGTCATATCGGCTGGCGTCTTATCGGGCGTCAATACTTCGGCGTTCACGGATGGTGATATGCTTTACCTATCGCCCACCGTTGCCGGTGCGGTGACAACGACTAAGCCTTCGGCGCCGAATCATGCGGTCTTTATCGGAGTAGTTACGCGTTCACACGTCTCGCTTGGGACGGTTTCGGTACGGATTCAAAACGGTTTCAATCTGGAAGAGTTGCACAACGTGGCCATCGCCTCCGTGGCCGACAAGGATTCGCTGTTCTATGAGTCGTCTACGAGCCTCTGGAAGAATTACACGCCAGCCAATGCCCGGACTAATTTAGGGCTTGGTACGGCTTCGACTTTGGCCTCTACGGCTGTTGCTCAAACCGCTAACAATCTTTCAGACTTGGCGTCCGCTTCAACGGCCCGGACTAATTTAGGGCTTGGTACGATGGCAACGCAGTCGTCGGCTACTTATGCCACGGTTGCTAGCCCGACCTTCACTGGAACGGTAACCATCCCATCGGGTGCGAGTATCTCTGGTTTTGCTCCCCTCGCCTCCCCAAGCCTAACCGGCACGCCCCTCTCGACCACCGCCAGCGTATCGACGAACACCACCCAGATAGCCACCACGGCCTTTGTATTGGGTCAGGCTGGTACGGGTACCCCTATCGTTGATGGAACGGCCGCCGTCGGTACGTCTCTCCTCTACGCTCGTCAGGATCACGTTCACCCGACTGACACCAGCAGGGCCGCCTTGGCTTCCCCGACCTTCACGGGCACGCCTACCCTGCCGACTGGCACGATCGCAACAACCCAGACCGCTGGCAACAACACCACGGCGGTCGCCACTACTGCTTTCGTCACGGCGGCGGTTCCGGCGTTTGCGACAGATGCTCAGGCCGCAACAGGAACATCTACAACCGTCTCTATCACTCCGGCAAATATGGCTTGGTCGAATAAGCCTTCGTCGCTTCAAGGGATGCAGTTTAACGCATCCGCTGCGGTCACTGCGGGTGGTGGCTCAGCCGCTTTAAACTCTGGCACTTATCTTTGCCAAGCGGCAAGCACCGCAATCAGCACAGGAATGATGTATATTTATACAATTTCGGTAAACCGTGGCACAAGTGCTACTGCGGGTTTTAATTGGGCAAAAGCCTTTTCGGCAACCTTCCGATTTAATGAAGCCTCTGTCGTCACCGATGCGAACACAATTTCACGAGTTCTTTTTGGCAAGAATTACGGAACCGCAGGAGACTTAACAGCCGTCGGAGTTGGCATTAAGAAATCTGGTAGTGGCTACTTTAGTTTACTCGTTCATAATGGCACCACGCTTACAACCGTAGCATCTACGATTAGCACCACTGCAACTTACAATGATTTCAGAATTACTTCGGATGGTGCGGGCAACGTAAAACTATATATCAATGATGTCTTGGAATGTACGACATCAGCAGGCCCAACAACTCAAGTATCGCAAGGACTCTACATCACGCAGGAGTCACAGAATACCGCCATTGTTACAGCCCCCGGATCTAACACCCGCCTTACCAATCTCCGTTACGAGTTTGCTGTTTAAAACCAATGACCACTTATCGCATCACTTATTTGCTTGGACGCATTGATAATTCTAAATGTCCACCAGATGTTCTTTATACTCTATTCCCGGCCTTTGATGGCAATCAAGCGGTGACTGCCAGCCAGTCGGAAATCACCGTCACCTTCGATACCCCGCAAACTCCTGTCGACCTCGGCCCACTTGTCCGCGTCGAAGTCATCGACACCGTCTAACAATGTTTTACCTCCTCTCCATCGGCACCGCTTTCCTTCTCGGCTTTATCTCCGGCTACCTCGTCTTGCGTAACAACGCCGCCAAGGCCAGCTCGACGGAAGCCAAAACCAAAGCCCTCCTCGACGCGCTCAAAGGCAAGTGATATGCGTTACCTCCTGACCATCTCTCTCCTGATGGCTGGGTGTGCTACGTCCCCGAAGGCTCTGCCAGTCCAGCCAGATGCTCCGACAGATTCAAAAAACCTGTCTACTCTGGGCGATGAAATCGACATCTCAGAGAATCGCGTCGCCGCCTCTTTAGTCGCCATCGAGCGCAATGCCGACAAGCCCGCCGTTGTCACCGCTGAAGCCAAACTTGGGCAAGCATACTTAGCCAGGCCGTCCGAAGGGGACATCGCCTTTGCGTTAGCCAGGGCATCAGCTGCCGATCCCGCCGCCTACGCCAAGCAAGCCGAGTACGGTAAGCGACTCCTCGCCGCCGTCGACAGCAAGTGGACACGCCTTGAGTCTGACCAATTTGAAGCCAAGAGGGTGTCTAATTTAAAAGATGCCCGCATCGTCGAACTGACCAAGGCCGTCGAGCAGGCCAAGAAGGATGCCGCGTCAAACCTTTGGACGCTGGCAGGTATCGCCGTCGCAGTCCTCGGCGCCGTTGCTATGGTCTTTGCCGGCCCCCGCATCGGTGCGACCTTGCTTGCCTCTGGTGCCGCCATCGGTGCGTTCCCGCTCATCGTTGACTCGCCTTACTTCGCTTACATTGCCGGCACGACTCTGGCCTTGGCCGCTGGCCTTGGCATCTACTGGCTTTGGGACCACGTCCGCGACAGCGCCAACGCACCCAATGAGCCGCCGCAAAAGTAAAGTAAAGGTCGTCTGGCGTAAACTCGGCAAGGAGAAGGCATGGGGTCAAGCGACCATCGGCGAAGGGCTGGTGGAGGTCGATCCACGTCTCGGCGCCAAGCGTCAGCTTGAAGTTCTGATCCACGAAGTCACGCACCTCTGTCATCCCGAAATGACTGAGGCCGAAGTCGACCGCACCGGGAAGATGATTGCCCGAGTCCTATGGTCGGAGAATTACCGCCGCGTCGTGATGGATAAAAACGCCAAGCCACCCCGCATCTCATGACCCTTGAAACCTTTACCACCTTGATCGTGCCAGGGATTGCCTCGCTGGCATACGCCTCAGCTGGATTCGCAAACCTTTATGCCCGGCACTATGCCCTCGCAACGATGTGGATTTGCTACTCGGTAGCCAACGTCTGTCTCATTGCCACGGTGTCCGCTAAACGCTGATGGCATCTTCTCCACTTGACCCCAACGACTTATCCCCAGCCGTCAGGGATGGCGTAATTGCGTCAATCCTTGGCGGGTTGGCTATGACTGCTCGGCTACTCCTATCGACTGAACCCGTTTCCGCTGGTTGGGTTATCCGTAGAGTGTTGGCGGCGGCGATTACGGCGGCCTTGGTTGGCTACGGCATTCAAGACCATATCCATACGACGGGCCTGAAGATGGCTGTCGTCGGTGCGGCCGGCTACGCTGCGCCCGAATGCCTAGACTACTTGATGCGGTACGTCAAAACCCGGGGCGATAAAGAGCTGGGCAAAGCGGCACGCCCTCCCCGATTGAAACTCAATGGGAAAAAGAAACCTTCAGACAGCCGACGGTAATCTGCTGATGGCGGTTTCAGCCGTGGCCTTGGTCGCTTTGCTGACGGCGATGGGTACGGCTTACATCTGCGGGTTCGTTTTGGATTCCTTTGAGAACAGTAACGCAATGGTCATGCTCTTGACCGATGCCGGGGTTAAGTCAGATGATAAGAACCTTGAGCAGAATCTAAGCGCCGCGACGGTGGCCTTGAAAACCTGTCGGGACTTGGGGTGGGCATTGGGAGTTGGGTGCCTTGGGGTGGCAGGGGCTATCCTCATACGCTTTTCACGTCCAAAAGCCTCCTAAGGCAAGCCAGAGGGGTCTAATGCCCCTTGACTGACGGACACCTAACGGCACACTGGAACGCATAACGGCTCCCTCCTCTGCCGCAAGGTACGGGGGAGTCTTCTTTTATGCCTATGAGTAAAGGTGCTTGACGAATATAAATCAGTCGGGCAAGGTGCTTGTAATGAAACTCCTCGCCTTCACCGTCCTGCTCACCCTGTTCATCTACTTTCTGGCCGATGGCCCGAGCCTGATTGACATCCTGAATAACTATTAATTTCCCACCCATGACCGACGCACAAATCAAAGCCTATAAGGTTCGCCTTTGCCGCAAAGCCAACCCGGAGAAATACAAGACCTACGCTAAGGAGTGGCAGAAGGCCAACAGCGATAAATGTAAGGTTTACTTGCAACGTTATTACCAGAAAAACCGCAAAGCCCGAATTGAAGTTGCCAGAAAATGGCAAGCGGCAAACCCAGAACGATATAAAGCTATCCTTCAACGTGCGTATGCTAAGCGCAAGGCCCGCAAATTTATTCCCGCATAACCCCATGAACATAATCCGACCCGATCGCCTCCCGACTCTCTGGTGGCTTAACCCCTGGTTGACTGTCCGCTATCTTCACCGGGCAGTCGGCGCCTTTAAGTCCTACTCCGACAAAGTTGACCGATGCGTCGACTTGCAACAGGCCGTCATCTCCGAACAGTCAAAGGAGATTAAGTATCTGCGTCAGCGCAACGATGACTTAAACGACGCCATCATCAAGGGTCACGCTATTAACCCCGACGCTCAAATCCATGAGTAATCAATTCAATCACGTTGATGGGATGCGCGCCTTGCTCTCCGAGGTTTTTGAGCTGAATGAACGGATCATGACTAACGACCTCGTTTCCGCTAAGTCCGTCATCGTTGGTAAGAATATGAAGAAGATAATGCTTCACTACCATGAGGCCATCGCCGAGGACGACGCAACCGACATCCATCTGCAAGCGTATGTCGCCTACGGTGGATGGATTGGCATCACCTTCTCTTACATTTTACCCGGTGGTTTCTGCGTGCAGGGGTCAACTGTTCCGAGACGCGTATGACCCGCCCCTTCTCTATCGTCGCCCTGTTTCTCCTCGGCTTCAACTCAGCTGCGGCCTCCGACGCTACCCTTCTCGAGGCCATCGCTCAGGTCGAGTCAGGCCAGAACCGCAAAGCCATCGGCAAGGCCGGTGAACGTGGGATGTATCAGATGGGTCGGGCCGCATGGGAGGATGCTAACTTTCGATTAGAGTCAGAAGGCCACTATCACTACCAGTGGTCGCAGTGGCGCAACGTCACCGCCCAGGACATGATCGCGGCGGCCCACCTCCGCATTCTCCGTCAGCGCTTCAAGGCCGACGGCTACTTGACCCCCACCCCTGAGCAGTTGGCCCTGGCTTGGAACCGTGGATATGAAGGCGCTAAGTCTTGGAACTTTGCCCCGAACGATTACGCAATCCGCGTCGCCAATCTTTTCCGCTTGTCCCAGCGTGGGAAATGACAAGGGTCTTGCCCATGCACTTGCTCGTAGCGATAGACCCTGGCGTAAACGGTGGCATCGTCTGGTCGTTTGAAGGTGATCCTGTCGAGTGTGCTAAGATGCCCGGTACCGATGTCGAAGTCTGCCAACTCCTCGCCGACTTAACCTGCAAGGCCAAGGACGTAAGCCTGTACCTTGAGGAACCTCCTCTCTTCGCCGGCAAGAACATCCCCGGCTCGGCCATCGGCAAACTGATGTGGAATACTGGCGTACTCTACGGCGCCGCCGTCGCTATGGGTTGGAAGATTCACCGCATCCGTCCAGCTATCTGGCAGAAGACGCACACCTGCGGCACTAAGGGCGAACTGACCACGACCCAGTGGAAGAACAAGCTTAAGGCCCGCGCTGCCGAACTCTTCCCGAACATCGACGTCACCCTCTGGAACGCCGACGCGCTCCTAATCTTTGACTCCGCCCGCCGCGGCGTCATTAACTAAGTTTACATAACTCGGCCAAACCCTACCTTTTGTAAACTCTCCCTCTCCAATGAAGAAAGACACCAAACTCCCAACCGAGTACCGCATCATCGCCGACTCGTCCTACATCGTATTACCCGATCAGAAGGTCGCCCGCCTCCTGACCCCGACCGTCCGCAACGGCGTGACGTACTACAACCTCTTCGTCCCGGACTACACCCGGATGTCCCTGGCTGACATTGAGGCCACTATCAAGGCCGGTGAAGTCACCAAGTCTGCCGAATCCAAATAATTTACCACCATGAGCACCACGCCCTCCAAATCCCCCACCGCTGACCTAGTCGCCGCTCTCGCTGAGCTCGACAACGTCAAGGCCAACAAAGTCGTTAAGGCTAATTTCACCGCCAAATACGTGTCCCTCGACGCGCTGCTTGACGCCGTGAAGCCTATCCTTTTCAAACACAACCTCGCCCTGATCCAGACTCTCGTCAGTCAGGAAGGAAAAATTGGTGTCTCGACCGCCTTCCTCCACGCGTGCGGCGAACGCTTTGAGTTCGGCACTCTTCTGATGAAGGCCGATGCCCTCACCGCCCAGCAGGTCGGCGGTTTAATTACCTATGCTCGACGGATGTCAGTCAGTACTTCATGCGGCATTAGTGTCGACCTAGATGACAATGGCTCAGAGGCCTCTGGATTCCGCTCTGCGGTCGTTACAAGCGTTGCCCCTAGCTTTCGTGCTACGGCCTCCAACCAGACTGTCCTAACCCACCCATCCACCCCTCGCCCCCTGACCAAATGAGCCAACCTGATCCCTTCGCTTTCTTCAACGACGCCGTCAAGGCCGCCAACGCTCAGAACGAACTCCTCGCCGCTCAGGCCCGCATCAAGCAGCTGGAGCAATACCTCGAAGGTATGCGTGAGGCTGGCGACGCCATTTGGTACTGCGTCCGACACGCACATACTACCGGACCCTCCGAACTTATCGAGGCCGTCGAAAGATGGCAAGTAGCCCGCAACAATGCCTGACTTACCCGCCGGCATCGAGCGCATCGCTAAGACCGTTGCCGGACAATATGCCCTGCTCATACTCCTTGATGGTTACCCCTACGTTGAGATGAGCGCCCGCAAGCACGCCGACTATCTCTCGGACCTTGGGATGTGGAAGCGCAAGACGCACCCATCCCTTGCCCGATCACAAGTCCGCTTTTTCACACTTGCCCCTTCGGGCGAGATAAAGGAACTTACTTTTAACCGATGACCAACCGCGAATCCATCAAGCGCCTCGTGGAAAATATCACGGGCTCGTTAGCCACCGTTCAGCACATCGCCGGACGTTATGAACAACACGACGCCGACATCCTAACGCTGTCGGATTTAAACCGTTCGGCCATCACTGAGTTGCAGGTATTTACCGATCACATCGAGACGGCTGACGAAGCCGCTCAGGTTAAACCTCTCCATGACCGGATACACGTCATCGCCGTGCAGTTACGTGTCCTACGCAATACGCTCGAAATTATGGAGAACGCCGCTGAGGCCGCGCTCGAAGATGTCCGCCGTATTTCCGCCAGCGTTGAGGAAGCCGTCCCCGAAGACGACGCCCTTTAATTTCCACCAACCCAATAACAAACCACACCACACCATGCGTATCCCACCCGAACCCATCACCCATCGCGTCCTCTATGACGGCATCCAGGCGCTCAACTACAGTGGCTCCAAAGAGCTGCTCAAGTCACCGGCCCACTACCAAGCCTACCTCAATCAGGAGCGCGAGGATACCAAGGCCCTGCGTATGGGCTCGCTCATTCACTGCGCCGTGCTCCAGCCTGAACTCTTGAATGAGAAGTTCGTCACGGCCCCCGAGGTCGACCGCCGCACCAAGGACGGCAAGGCCACCTACGAATCCTTCCAGTCCAGCCTCAAGCCCGGTATGACTGTCGTCAGCGCCGAGGAGTCTTGCGAGTGCCACATCATCGCGTCAGCCGCCAAGCACGCGCTCGAGCGTATGGAGGTCACCTTTGAGATGACCGAGTTCATGTTCACGACCGATCACTGCGGCGTGCAGCTGAAATGTGCAATCGACGGCGTCGGTTCCGATGGCTACCTGTACGACCTGAAGACCACCGAGGACGCGTCCCCTGCTGGCATCCTGAAGTCTATCCGGGCTTACCGCTACAACCTACAGGCCTACTTCTACCGCCTGTGCTTTGAGACGGCCTTTGAGCGCCGCGTGCTTGGCTTCCGCTTCCTCTTCGTTGAGAAGGCCCCGCCCTACGCCACCGCATGGGTGGAGATTGGCCCTGAGCTGATGTCCTACGCTGTGTCCGACTTCGAGAAGGCGCTGGCCCTGTACCGCGAGTGTACGACCCTCGGCGAGTGGCCTGCCTACGGTGACGAAGTCCAGGTCATCGACATTAAGGGCCCGTCCACCTCCACCGCCATCACCTTTGCCTAATCCTATGACCACCGAAAATAACGACCGCCCCGCCCTCACCTCCATCTCGACCAATGGCACTTACAAGCTAAAGCTCATCAAGCCCAAGTTTGAGAAGGTCAAAGTATGGGAGGACGGCACCTGCTCCGCCCGCCTCTTCTTCGTCGACCATAATGGCTTCTGCCTGTCGAAGAACTTTTCCACCAAGTACGGCAAGGCGCTCGCTATGCTCGTCGGCAAATACTCCAGCAAGTTCACCGAGGAGATCAGGCTAGACGCTACGGCTGCCGAGTACCTCCAGTACCTCGAGCCCGCCTGCGGCCAGACCATCCTCGTCGGCGTAGAGTGTGAGCCGAACGGTGAGTATAACGGCAAGCCTCAGTTTAAATATAAGATGACCTACCCGAAGGGCTCGCAAAAGCCGGTGGTGAAAGACGCCCTGCCAGATAACCCTCCCTTCTAAGGCCATGACCGACGAAGCACCGTTGCCGATGTCCGCCCCAACGCTCGTCCTGATCAGTGGCTTCGCTAGGGCGGGGAAGGACACCCTGGCTACAGGTCTGCTCGAATGGTCGACCCGGGCCGCTGAGCACATCAACTTTGCCGACGCGCTCAAGGAGGCCGGCAATCACTACATGGATTATCTTGGGCTCGATGGCAACTTCCTGAACGAGGACTTCAAGGTCGAGAACCGCGATGCCCTGGTGCACATGGGTCGCTTCGCACGGCGCTTAGATAAGGACGTATTCGCCCGACACTTAGCCAACTGGTGCCCGGTGATGAAGCACCCTGACTCGCCATCCCCCGAAACGGTGGTGACTAGCGATTGGCGCTACATCAATGAGCTGCGGGTGTGTCAGGACATCCTTTGGGAGAAGGGCTGGAAGGTCCGCACGGTCTACGTCTCGACCACTGGCGTCTGCCCGGCGAACGACGAAGAGCTCGACAGCATCGCCGAGATACGCGCCAGTCATTCGTTTGACCAGGAGTATATCTTTAAGCCAAACGCTCGTCAGCAAATCATGAACGAAGGCCGCCTACTTGCAAAGTCATGGAGACTCTAACCCTCGAGACGCTGGCATGGGCTCGCAAGGTCGGCCTGCCTCCTGATCGCGTCGCTTTCCTGCTGGCCTGCCCTAAGTACACCGTGAGCAAGGGTCACCGCAAGTCGGACCGCGTCATCACTGACAACCCGAACCATCACCTGCAACGCCTGGGCGACTGCTACTGGTTCCGCCTACGTCGTCGCGGCACGGACATCGTCGAGAACATCGGCCACGACCTACTGACCGCCCGCAAGCGCCGTGACGAGATGCTCGCGGCCTTTGACTCCGGCAATGCCATCCCTCACGTTAACGCTAAATGAGCACCCCGACCCGCTTTGTTGCCGCCGGTGATAACCACGGTGACATGGCTGACCCGGAAGCCCTCGACGCCCTACGCGAGTTCTGCGACGACTATAAGCCGACGGTACGCGTTCACCTTGGGGACTGCTTTGACTTTCGATCGCTCCGTCGCGGCGTCGGTACGGATGCCGAGAGCGCTGAAAGCCTTAAGGCCGACATCGATGGCGGCATCGAGTTCCTCCGTAGCTTTAAGCCGACCGTCTACCTATGGGGCAACCATGAAGCCCGCCTTGACTCCCTCATTGCAAACTCTGGCTCGGCTATTGTCCGCGATTATTGCACCGACGTTAAGACCGCCATCAACTCAGCTGCCAAGCAAGCCGGTGCTAAGACCATCCTGCCCTATCACGCTGAGAAGGGTGTCTATCGTCTCGGCCCGGTGGCCTTCATTCATGGCTACGCCTACGGCGTGAACGCCACATCGCTCCAGGGAAGCCATTACGCTTCAACAGGTGGTGGAGTTATTCACGGACATACGCACACTCTCCAACAAGTAAACCTAACCAAGCATGGAGGTGGTGCTGCGTTCTCCGCTGGCTGTCTATGCCTTAAGGACGCAATGGCCTACGCCTCTCAACGCTTGGCGACGAGCCGGTGGGGTTCAGGGTTTGCAGCTGGATGGGTCGACGGCCAAGACTGGAAGGTCTGGCTAGTGCACAAGGTCGGTAGAAGTTGGATTTGGCAGACCGACCTCAAGGTCTACACCCCTAAAAAGCGATGAGTAAAAAAGGACAGAAGCTTCTCTACACGCGTGTCGGCACTGACCCGGTGCTCAAGGCCGTCATGGCAGACATCCATATGCAAGCCGTCCAAGCCGACAAAGGCTTCCTGACTCGCGAGCAGTGGGCCACTAAGTGGAACTTATCCGCAAATCATCAGGCGTCAGTGTATGTCGACCGGGCAGTTAAGATTGGCATACTCGTTAAGAAACGCTTCCGCGTCATCACCAAAGGCCGGATGCGCCTACTCGACCACTTCGGCCCGCCGCCTCCTGCAACTAAACGCAAAGCAGATTGACCAAGGGCACCCACGCCCGCAAACCCCATCCTCTTCTTCCATGACTCCTCCGAACAACGTGCCGGCGGAACGCCACCTCCTCGGCGTTCTTCTCCTTAAAAACCTTCCCTTCCCGGTAAACCTTAAGCCCTCTGACTTCTTTGAGCCAAAGCATCAAGACGTTGCCGGCGCAATTCTCTACCTTCAGTCAGATGGTAAGGCCGCCGACGAAGCAACGGTGCCAGCGTATCTTCACTCGGCAGGCTCATCGGTAGACTATTCCTTTATTAATGACCTGACGGCTGACGCTGCCTTTAAGGAATTGCGTCAAGAGCACATTGACATGATTGCCGACGCGGCCTTCATGCGTGAGGCTTCCCTCATCGCATCTAAAGTCACTGATCCTGATGCCCTCATTGACCACTATGCTCGTCTTGCCGATAAGCGCAAGAGCCTGGGCAATAGGCAAGCCGCGCAGCAGATGCGGATTGATGACCTTATGGCCTTTGACCGCAAGGCCGACCCAACAAACATCTTAGGCAATCGCTGGCTATGCCGCGGCGGTTCCCTGGTCATGGCTGGTCAGGCTGGCACCGGCAAGTCGGCCCTGATGATGCAGGCCGCTATCAACTGGACCCTCGGGCAGGACTTCTTTGGCATTAAGACTAACGACGGGATGAAGATGCGCACGCTAGTCATCCAAGCCGAGAACGATGCCGGAGACGTTGCCGAGTCCATGCAGGATCAGATTAAAGGACTTGGCCTATCCGAGTTTCAGAAGGATGACCTTAAAGACAGGATGTTTATCTACCGCGAGAGCGTCGCAACTGGCAAGGAGTTCGGCGACGTCCTCCGCAAGCTCGTCATCCAGCACCAAGCGACGATTTGTTTCGTCGACCCCCTCATGGCATTTGTTGGCGCGGACATCTCGGAGACCGCAGAGGCCGCCAAGTTCCTACGCCACATCATTCAGCCCATCCTCAACGAGACGGGTGTCATCGTCGTCTTCATGCACCACACCGGGAAGCCGAAGTCGTCCAAGGACAAGGAAGGCCAGACGGCTGCTGACCTCGCATATCAGCTTTTCGGGAGTTCAGAGGTCACTAACTGGGCCCGGGAAATCGCCTGCCTTCAGCGCTGCCCAGGGGAAGAGCAGATCTACCGCTTTGGCCTGACCAAGCGCCGTATGCGTGCCGGCATGACTGACGGCTTCAAAGGTTGCGGGGAAATATACATTCGCCACTCCCCTAACCGCGATGAAATCCGCTGGGTGCGCTCTCAGCCTCCCGTAGTCGACTCTGGGGAGGGCTATTAGACCACTCTCCGTGGCTTCCTACGCCCCTTGCAGGGCTAGGTGGCTACCACCCCCGCCACTATGCACATAACAACCCATTTTAGCTCACCCATGCTACCCTACACAAAACCGACGACAAAACCGACGACAAATCCATGTCTCTCTTGCAGTCCATGTCTTCTACATGGACATGCAATGAGAGAGGGAGGGAAGAATACGGCTCGCCTTGACGGCGGCCTATCCCCCTCCCCTCGAGATACAAAATACAGCTGACGCATATGGCACACTACCGGAAGAAACGCACCCCTGCCCAAGTCGCGGCCGACAAGGTACGCTACGAGATCGCAAGAAACAACCGCATCGAAGAGCTGAAGACTTATGCCAAGCAATGGAAAGACCCAGCCCTTAAGCCCGTAATGCAAGCCCGGGCAGCCGTAGGCCGTAAATCTATTGCCGAGCGCAAGACCATCGTCGTTCAATCCTTGCAACGATTCCTTCAGCGACAGGATGAGGCTAACACCAGGCTAAGATGGGTTCAGGTCATCCAAGCCGGCGAGACTCAGATCATGACGATAATCCGTCAAGCGTGCCGCGGCCAATCAACCAAGCTGCGCGCTAAGTCTTCCGATCATCTTTTCCGCACAATGGTCAGGGAGGGTATGTTTAGGCTAAACCTCAGCACCGGGCTTTGGGAGAACCGATGCAAGGCCCTATGATTGTTTGCAACTTGCCCCGCAACGTTGCGTCAGATGATTGTCACGACAAGGATGAGTCACAACCGCAAGGCGACAGTCAACGACCTGACAGCCCCACACGCTGAAGCTAAGTCGTTCGACTCGTGGTTCTTTGCTCAGCCTAAGAAAGTCCAAGAGAAGATGAGGGAGTCCGGCGTGCTTCCCTACCGCGAGATGGTGCAGAGTAGATGGGTATACAACATCGACCCTAACCATCCATCGTGGTCGACGGACAGGGATAAGACCAGGAGCATGAGCATGGATGAGATGAACATACGCACGGAAGTCGACGCGTTCATATCTCGCGATCATGTCGGCGTCATGCTTAAGGCTTTCATGGATGCCATCTCTCAGTCGGACTCGATGCCGTTCCGTCGTCACGTCGAGCTGATCAGGTGGGCGCTGTCACTCCCTGGCTGTCTCGACTCACGCACCATTGCCGGGATGTATGGACGCTCGCACATCTGGGCGCAGAAACGTGCGCGTCAGATACGCTCGACGGTAAACGGTGACGCGTGCGGATTGTTTCCGCATATCAATTCACGCAGGGATAAGCACAAATCCCCCACTCACCACCCACGTACGCCCCACAAATGAGCCAATACACCCCCATAAGGAGTCTCCTAGCCCCACCCACGCCCCAAGCGTGGCCCGACAC